AGAAACCGTGGTGGCCGCGTCCTCTAACAGCAGAGGAGCCGTCACCCAAGAATCACCATCCACGTTGCTGAAGATTTTGATAACAGTCACGTTGGTTGTGAAGTACACGTGCGGGGAAGCCGCAACGAACGGGCCCGCGCCGTCCTTAATCAGGTAGTAGGTCGGGTCGATCAGCATCAGGTCTCCGGCGGTACCCAGCACGGGGGTCATTCCGGTAAAGATTACGGGCAGCCCGAACAGGCTAGCGGGAATCTTTTTGGTGATGTCGCCCTGGATGTAAATGCTGTTGCCTACTGCGTCGGCAATCGCAATCAGCTGCGGCAAGGTTGTCTGGTTGGCAATCCACAGGCCCTTAGACCAGCTGGACGCCAGGTAACGGGTGAACATGTTGCGGACGTCGGCAAACCCGATGGAGGTTGCAGCCGTCCGGGTGATGTCAATGTGGCAAGCCGTCTGCATAATTCCCAAAGGCTGGCCGACGCCGTTTCCGTTCAGGAAGGCGACTTCCTCTGCCCGTGACAGCGCACCGCGCAGGAGTCCTTCAAAGATCCCGGCTGTTTCCGGAGCGTTCCGGAGCAGTTTGTCCGTCACGTTCAGGCTTGCGCACACTTCGTAAGGCTGGAGTTCAACCTCGGTCAGGCAGGCGGTCGTCTGGACCTTGCTTCCGCCTTCAGCCACCCATGACACGGCCACGCCTGAAAACTCACCGTTGGCGCCCTGGTTCAGGACCGGGATGTTAATCAGCGCGTCCGGGGGTGATCCGGCAGGAATCACGGTTGCACGCGGGCGAACAATCGCGCCCTCTGCGGCAATGCTTTTCAGCCCCGGCATGTAAATCTGAGGAACCAGATAGCCACCAAGAGTGGGGTCCGTCATGTTCATGTCGCGGTATTCTTCCAACTTCTGGGCACGCAGGGCCTTGAACAGACCTTCAAGGGTCCGTTCCTCCGCTTTGTCTTCCGCTTTGGCAACCGGCGTCTGCACGGCCGGCTTCTGAATCCCTGCCAGATAGTTCGCGCTATCCGCCAGTTTTGCCGCTCTGGCCTCATCACCGGCGATTTCGGACCGCAGCCCGTCAAATTCGTTGATGATGCTGTCAAAGTTCTTCTGCTCGTCGCCAGTCAGGGTCCGGGCTTCTTTCTCCGCAGCGGCATGGATTGCGCTCGCTTGCGCCTGAAGATCGGCGAGTTTCGCTCTCTTTTCAGAGATGTTCATCTTGACATTACCTCCTTCATAAGTTGTATACGCGTGCGGCGCAGTTTTGCCGCTCGTTCCTGTGATTGTGCTGCCTGTTCACGCTGTTCCGTTTCGACACGTTCGTTTTCCAATATCTTCTCGTCCTCCTTTTTTCGGTGTTCGTCCAGAATGGACCGCGCGGATACCACGGACTGCGGATACGCCGGGATCGCTGTCGGGCTAATCTCGTATAGTTGCACGTCCACCAGCGTGCGGATCGGGTTGTTTTTGTCCGTCTCGTCCCACTCCTCTTTCAGGGTCCTGAACCCGAACGACACCCCCGACACGTCCCCGCGTTCAATCAGCTTCCCGGCGTCAATCCCGGCAGTTGTATCCGGCAGGTCCAGTTCAAACCCTAACCCGACGTCGTCCTCAAAAGCCCGGAGCGTTTTGTTTTCCGTGTTGCCAAGCACGATATCGGAATTGTGGTTCCAGAACGCTAGCACGGGTTGTTCTTTTAGGCTCCGCGCAAACGCGCCTTTGCGGACCTTCTCGCGGAAATCACCAAGGTCCTCCGACAGTTGATCAAACTTGTTTACATAGCCTCCGACAGTCCGCTTGCCGTCGTCACTCTTTTGTACTCGTATCTCCTGAATCGGCAGGACTCTTATTTCCCTGTCCATCGTCACTACCGCCTCCTTCCTGTTTTTCACCTAGCTTATCTATTGGCAACATGGCAGAGTTTACCAGTATCTTGTCGCCTTCGTCGCCCGGCAACGGGTTCATGTTCTCAATCTCGCGCCATTCGTTGGCAGTGATGATCCCGTTCTGGCGCCGTATCTGTAATGCGGTGCTCCGGCTGACGGAATCGCCGCGTAACAGCCCATCCACCTGATGCTCCGCAAAGAACTTGCCGCGTTCCTTCTCGCTCAGCAGACACCGGCCTATCTCCTGCTCAATCCGCACCAGCCACGGACGCAGGGAATATATGACAAACCCGGTATACTGGTGTTCGATGTTGCTGAATGTTGCGTGTTCAAGGTCGCCTACCATGTGCGCGGGAACGTTGAAGAACCGCGCAATCTCACTGATCTGGAATTGCCGCGTCTGCAGGAATTGCGCATCCTCCGGCGGTATCCCGATCCGTTGGTATTTCATGCCTTCTTCGATGATGAGCAGTTTGTTTGCTTTTTGTACCCCGGTGAATTTTTCGACTTCTGTCCGGAGGTTTTCATGAGCCTTAGGAGACAGCGCCTTCGGATGTTCCAGCACGCCGCCGACGTTCGTCCCGTTGCTGAAGAACGTGTTGCCGAACGCTTCCAACGCCATGCCCAGCCCCACGGCCTCGCGCATGACCGTCAATGGCGGGTACCCTATCAGCCCGTCAAACGACAGGCCGGACACGTGGAATATCTCGCTTCGGGTAAACTTCACCGTCTTGCCGGCGTCACCGGGCGGGGTGTATTCGTACACCGGATCCTGTACGGTTCCCGCAACCTTCATGCCGGACGGGTCCAGCGGCCACAGTTCCCGGATTACATCCCCGTTGTCGCGAACGATCTGTGAATAGTGGTTCCCCCACAGAAGCAGATGTACCATCAGCGTTTGCCTGTACTGCATGGACGTCATGGCCGGGTTCGGCATGTCGTGCAGGACACGGTATAGCGGGTGGTCCGGCCACTTTTCCTTGCCGTTTTTCATTCGCTTGTAGAAAAACAGCGGCAGGGACGCTTCCGTTTCCGACAATAGCCGGACGCAGGCGAATACTACCACAAGGTTCATCGCTATTTTTTCGCTGATGCGCACCCCGGACAGGGTTGTTTGTGCCACATGTTGCGCCAGCATAGGCCATTGTCCCGTGGCATAGTCCTGTTCCATCATTTTCCCGCGCCGTTCTATGAAATTTGTCAGTATGCCCATTATTCAGCCCCTTTCCGGGGATAGCCCAAGAATAGGAGTATTATTCCGTCCGCTACCCACATTGCCGGGGGGTATATGCAGAAAAGCCCATAGTTTAGGCATCCTAGGCCCAAAATGAGCAATAAATCGGGGATATTCCGTGATAATTGATCGTTTTTCCATATTTTCAAAGGGACAGTATCCCCCTTTCTTCGTACACCGACGTTGTATCTACCCCGGCTATGACCCTGTTCATGGCGTTTATCAGGGCTACAATGCCGTCAATCCGTTCCGTGCTCTTGCCTTTGATCGGGCGTATGTTGTCGTTTTCGTCAATCCGCACTTCAAGGTTGCCAAACATCCATCGCATAACGGGGTTCAATCCGACGTTCATCCGCTTTCCGTGCAACAGCGCCTCCAACTCGCGCATCGGCGGGCTCATGCTCTTGTACCCCTGCCGGACTTCTACCATTTCCAGTCCTTCGTCCGTCAGCTCCGTGGCGGTCTGTTGCGCGTTCCATGGGTCATACCCGATTTCAAGAATTTCGTACTTGTCGCGCAAATCTATTACCTGTTTCTGGATGTATTTGTAATCAATCACGTTGCCGGGCGTCACTTGCATGTACCCGTTCCGGACCCATTCGTCATAGGCTACCCGGTCCTTCTCCACCCGCTCGCGCATGTTATCTTCCGGGATCCACATGTACGGTAGTACAATGTACTGCTCTTCCTCGCCGTCCGGTGGAAACACCAACACAAACGCCGTGATGTCGCGCTTGCTGGACAGGTCCAACCCGCCATAACACTTCCGTCCCTCCAGCTGCTCCGGAACAACCAGTCCCGCGTTGTTGTCCCATACTTCCTGGCTTATCCATTTGGCGGCGCGGGTCTTCACCCACTGGTTTAGACGCATCTGCCGAAAGAACCGTTCATCCGCCTCGGACTGTTGCGCTTCGATGAACGACGCCCGGAACGCCTCCATGTTCAGGTTGTGACCGACAGCCGGGTTCGCCTTGATCCAGTTCGCCTCGTCCGTCCAGTCCTCGTCCTCGCCGACGCCGTAAATCTTCGCATACCAGTTCGGGATCTTCTTAACCCCCGACAGCACATCCAAGCTCTTTTGGTGGATCTCCCAACCTATCGTCTGCCGGTCCGGGTCGTCGCCCGCCGTGGTGATGACGAAATTCAATGGCTGTGTCCGTGCCGCGCCGCTCTCTTTCGTCATGACGTCGTACAAGCTCCGGTTCGGTTGTGCGTGCAATTCGTCAAATATGCACGCATGTACGTTCAGCCCGTGCTTCGTGTATGCCTCTGCGGAACAGACCTGATAAAAGGACTTTGTAGGCAGGTACACCAACCTTTTGACGGACAGCACCGGCCGGATTGACTCCCGCAGTTTGGGGCACTGATCCACCATATCCACGGCCACATCAAACACCAAAGACGCCTGTTGCCGTTCCGCCGCACAACCGTACACTTCCGCAGCCCACTCTTCATCCGCGCATAGCATGTACAGGGCAATGGCGGCCGCAAGTTCAGACTTGCCGTTCTTTTTCGGGATTTCGACATATGCCGTGTTATAACGTCTTGTCCCATCTTTTTTCAAGGTCCCGAATACGGCTTCTATGATCTCGTCTTCCCATGCCAGCAGGTCAAACGGCACGCCCGCCCACTTGCCCTTGGTATGCTTCAGCAGGCGAATGAACTTCTTGACCTTCTCCGCCCGCAGTTTCCCGGCCGCAGTCATTTGCTCAGAAGGCCGGCCATGCCCTCCGCCTCATCCTCCTGCTTGTCTACTACCAGCCCCGCACGATCCGAAGGCGACATCCCAAACTTCGACAGGAACGACGCCATGACCTTCATCATGTTCGCCGCTGCTGCTATCTGCGGGTGGACCGTGGTTGCACCGTTCCGTAGGTCGTATGTCGTTTGCCCGTCATGCTCCGCAATCGCCCTATCCGCGTCCGCCTCCAGCTGCACCCACCGCGCATATGCCTGACAATACGCCCCCAGCGCGGTGGAATCAATCTCCGTCAGCAGTCCAAGCCGCTCCAGTTTCGCGCTGATCCGGTTCCACTCATCAGCGGCCTCACCCTTCAGAAACTTTGGCTTGCCGGACGCAACCGGAGCAGGCTTGACCTCGTTCTTGATCGGCCGCTTGCCCGGATTGCCCTCTAGTATGCGTATGTTGGACGGTTTTTTCTCTGGCCCTCTCTGGCCCACAATGAACCCCTCCTGAAAACGTGCGAAAACTTGTAAAAAAC